TTTTCAAATGTATTCCCAGTTAGCTTAGCTGGAGTTGAATTTAGCACTAATAATTCGAGCATAGAATATTTACAAACAGATATTACATTTAGATACGACAGATTTACTATAATTAAATAGATATAAATAAATTTAGATTATGACATTAGATGAGATTATGAAAATGTGGGAAGTCGATTGTGAAATTGATGACCTTGCCCTAGATGATGAGACTAAGAAAACTTCAAAGCTTCATGCCAAGTATTTAGAACTGGTAAATGTCAATAGACTTCAAAGAGCTAAGTTAGATAGTGACCTCGATACCTTAAAAAAAGATAAGTGGTTATATTACACTGGTAAAATGACCAAACAAGATATGGATTTACGAGGTTGGGCATATGACCCCTTTAATGGTGGAATTAAACCATTGAAGTCCGAATTAGCTTTTTATTATGATTCAGATGAAGACATTGTTAAAGTAAAGCAAAAAATCGAATACCAAAAAGTGGTTGGTAATTTGCTTGAAGAAATAATGAACAATCTTCGCTGGAGACATACCCATGTTAAAAATATTATAGATTGGAAGAAGTTTGTTTCAGGTACATAAAAAAGATGAAGTATCTTTAAAGATACTATCCGAAGATTCGGGCGCATTAAGAGAACTATCAGAACACTTTACATTTTTTGCTGAAGGTTATAAGTTTATGCCAGCATATCGTAATAAGATATGGGACGGAAAAATTCGCTTGTTTAATATGAGAGACCAAAACCTTCCTTATGGTTTACTTGAACAACTATTAAGATTTTCAGAAGAAAGAAACTATAAAGTAGAGCTACCTTCTGAAATTGCATCTGAAAAAATTGTAACCGAATGCGATGAATTTATAAATGATTTACCCCTTACTGTAGGCGGTGAAGAAATTAAACCAAGAGATTATCAGATAGATGCTGTCAAACATGCTCTACATAACCAAAGGTCAGTATTGATATCCCCTACGGGTTCTGGTAAGTCTCTTATTATTTACATTATTATGCGATGGTTTCTTGAAAACTCAGAAAAGAAATGTCTTATAATTGTACCTACTACATCATTGGTTGAACAGATGTATAAAGACTTTATTGATTATTCAAAGAATGATAAGTGGTTTGACGAAGAATCTATGCATAGGATTTACTCGGGTAAAGAAAAGATAGACATCGACCAAAGAGTTGTCATCTCTACATGGCAATCTGTTTATAAATTATCTCCTGCTTGGTTTTCAGATTATGAAATGATTGTAGGAGATGAAGCCCATAATTTTAAAGCTAAATCCTTAACTACTATAATGAATAAGTTAAAACTTGCTTGGCTAAGAATAGGAACCACGGGAACTCTGGACGGATCAGAGGTTCACGAATTGGTTTTAGAGGGATGCTTTGGGCCGGTTTATAAAGTAACTACAACAAAAGCTTTGATGGATTCAGATACATTAGCTAAAATGAAAATTGAATCTTTAGTTATTAAATATAGCGATGAAGTAAGAAAGGGGTTCGGCAAAAAGAAATACCAAGAGGAAATAGACTTTTTAGTTTCTCACGAAAAAAGAAATAAGTTTATTCAAAATCTTGCTCTTGATCAAAAAGGGAATACATTAGTCCTGTATAACTATGTGGTCAAACATGGCAAACCCCTATATAAAGATATAGCAAACAAAGCAAAAGGAAGAAAAGTTTTCTTCGTTGCTGGTGAAGTGAATGCAGATGAGCGAGAAAGAATAAGAGAGCTCACTGAAAAAGAAAATAATGCTATTATTGTGGCAAGCGTAGGGACCTTTTCTACCGGTATAAATATAAGAAACCTACATAATATAATCTTTGCCTCACCGACAAAGTCTCAAATAAGAGTTCTTCAGTCAATAGGCAGAGGATTGAGAAAAGCAGACAATAACCAAATGACAACTATCTATGATATAGCCGACGACATCTCGTGGAAAACGAGAAAGAACTATACTCTTAATCATGCTATCGATAGAGTTAAGCTATATGCAAAAGAAAAGTTTCATTTTCAAACACACGAGGTACCACTATGAGCATATTTAAAAGTAAACATCATGTCGCCGAAGCCTCAGTTTTTACCTATCAGCTTGTTGATGGAAGTTATATTATGGCAGAAGAGGTAGACTATGACTTCGAATCAAATTCTATTATTGTAATTAACCCAGTTAAGATAGAAGAATCAGCCGAAAAATATTCACTACGTTCGTGGATTATAACTGATCCGTCACAACCTGTTACTTTGAAAGATGATAACATTATAGCCAGTGCTATAGCCCCCACTGCATTAAAGCATAACTACTTTCAATTTAATACCCTGAGTCATATGAAGAATATACTTACCAATTCTGATTTTGACGAAATTATTAAGTTATTATTTCCTGTAGTTGATTCTACAGGTGATTCAGAATCTAACGATTTTGATTTCAATGAACCATACAAGATTAAAAAATCAAAAGATAAAGAGGATAAAAACCCTTGGGATAGATACTAAAGGACTCGCTTCCTTTGGTTTGGTACTAAACTATTATACAGGAATTGTCAACTGATGTAAAGAGAAAAATAACAAAAAAAGCATATTTTTTTATTGATTAAATCTACATTATGTGATATATTATATACACTATGAAACAAAAACAAAAAAGAGTAAAGAGAGCTAAAGAGCATTATGTAAATAATAAGGAGTTTTCTCAATCCGTTGTTGATTATGTTAACTTAGCTGAAGCTGCACGAGCAAAAGATGAAAGTGAACCAGTTATTACAAATTATATAGGTGAATGCTTTTTAAAGATTGCTGAAGGTTTATCTCATAAACCAAACTTTATTTCTTATACTTACCGAGAAGAAATGGTAATGGATGCGGTAGAAAATTGTATTAAGGCAATTATGAATTATGATATTAATAAAGCAACTCGAACAGGATTGCCAAATGCCTTTGCATATTTTACACAAATCTCATATTACGCATTTCTCCGTAGGATAGCAAAAGAAAAAAGACAACAAGATATTAAAGAACTATACATTGATTATGCAGGGGCTGATGCCTTTATGGATACTAACAAATATAGTGATTCAGATTCTATTATTGAAAGGATACGAGGAAAAACTGCAGCTATCCGAGAAAGAGATAATAAGCTAAAAGAATTTGGCAAAAAAATAAAAAACAAAGCGAAGAAAAAGAAGACTGGACCTATGGATCAGTTTTTCGAAAACTAATATATTATGCAGGTAGCAATTATTAATGATACCCATTGTGGTGTCAAGAATGGCAGTGATGTGTTCTTAAAGAATGCAGAGCAATTTTATACGAATGTATTCTTTCCATATTTGAAAGAAAACAACATTGATACTATTTTACATTTAGGTGATTACTTTGAACATCGAAAGTATGTAAACTTTAAAGCTCTTAATAAGAACAAAAAAATGTTTTTAGATATACTTCGTGAAAGAGGAATGCATATGTCTATTATTCCTGGCAATCACGATGTTTATTATAAAAATACAAATGAGCTTAATTCATTAAAAGAACTTCTTTGTGAGTATGATGATTGTGTTTCTATATATGAAGACCCTATTGATTTAAAAATTGATGAAATGACCATTGGTATGGTACCATGGATATGCCCTGAAAACGAAGATAAATGTCTAGACTTTTTAGATAATAGTAAGTCAAATATTATTATGGGTCACTTCGAGTTAGGTGGATTCCAATATATGGCTAATGCTAATATTAAGTCACATGGTATGGATAAGAGTAAACTAAAAAGATTTGAAGCAGTTTATTCTGGCCATTATCACACCAAGTCAACACAAGATAATGTAACCTATCTTGGTACTCAATTAGAGTTAACTTGGAATGATGCAGGAGACCCTAAGCATTTTCACATCTTTGATACTAATACACGTGAAATGACTCCAGTAAGAAATCCAAATAATTTATATCAAAAATTAATTTGGGACGATGAACCAATAAAACTTCGCGAAGATATGGTTAAAGGAAAGTATATTAAAGTTGTAGTTACTTCAAAGAAAGACCTTTTTGAGTTTGACAAATTCCTCGAAAAAGTGTATAATTTCAATCCATACGAGGTAAAAGTATTAGAAACATTTGAAGAATATATTGGAGATAATGTTGAAGACGATAAAATCTCAACAGTTGATACAACTACACTATTGAATAGTTATGTCGACGCAACAGAAACAGATTTAAATAATGATACATTAAAAAAGATGCTACAGGAACTATATGTAGAAGCACAAAATTATGATAGTATTTAAAAAACTTACTTATAAAAACTTTCTCTCAACTGGCGATCAACCAACAACTATATATTTAAATAAAGATTCATCTACATTAGTAGTTGGACAAAATGGTTCTGGTAAATCTACAATGTTAGACGCATTATCATTTGGATTATTTGGTAAACCACATCGTTCGATTAATAAAGGACAACTTGTTAACTCTATTAATAATAAACATCTTGAGGTTACAGTTGACTTTTCGATTGGTAATATTGAATATCATATTTTACGAGCCGCTAAACCAAATAAATTTGAGATTTATAGAAATGGAAAATTATTAAATCAAGAATCTCATGCTCGAGACTATCAGAAAATTTTAGAAACAAATATTCTAAAGTTAAATCATAAATCATTTCATCAAGTTGTAGTTCTAGGTTCATCAAATTTTATTCCGTTTATGCAATTATCTACTTGGCATCGTCGACAAGTTATCGAAGAGCTTTTAGATATTAATGTGTTTACTAAAATGAATAACATTCTAAAAGATAAGTACAATATACTACGAGCTGAACTAAAAGAAACTGAACATACTATAGAAATACTAAATGAAAAAATAGTTTTAACAAATCAACATTTATTAGAACTCAACGCATTAGATGAAGAAAAGAAAAAAGAACTTACAGAAGATATAAAAACTTTAGAAGGCGAAGTTAATCAGTTAATCGAAAGACAAAAAGAACTTCAAGAATATATTAATAAGCCGGGTCCTACTAAAGTAGACTTAGATAAGCTCACAGGTAAAAGAAAAAAATTAGTTTCACTTGGCGGACAGATAAAAGGAAAAGTCGAGAGTAATAAAAAGCAGAAAAACTTTTTTGAAGAAAATCATTCCTGTCCAACATGTAAACAAGAAATGTCTCAAGAAATGAGAACTTCTTCTATTACAGAACTTAATAAAAAAATAAAAGAAACTGAAGATGGTATTAACAAATTAGATTTAGAAATCGAAAAAGTTGAAGAAGAACATACCGCTGTATCAGATTTTCTATATGACATTCAATCAAAAGCTAGTGAGCTTACTCGAGTAACTGGTAATATTACAACTACAAATAGTAAAGTATCTAAACTAAAAGAAAAGGTAGATAAACCATCTGCAGATACTTCGAAGAACGAAGAAGAATTAAATAACTTAAAAATAGATAAACTTGGAGCGTTAGAAAAAAAATCTAATCAAGTAGAAAAGAAATCTTACTATGATGCTTTATATGAATTGCTAAAAGATACTGGAATTAAAACAAAAATTATTCGTGAGTATCTTCCTGTAATGAATAATTTAATTAATAAGTATTTACAAGTATTAGACTTCTTTGTTTCATTTCATCTTGACGAAAACTTTGATGAAACAATTAAATCTAGATACCGAGATGAGTTTTCTTATTCATCTTTTTCCGAAGGTGAAAAACAACGAATCGATTTAGCATTATTATTTTCTTGGAGACAAATAGCTAAGATGAAAAACTCTGCTAATACAAATTTATTAATGTTAGATGAAACATTCGATTCTTCATTAGATGCAGATGGTGTAGATAACCTTTTAAAAATATTAT